GCGAAATTGGACGCCCTGTCGGCAGATCTACGCCTGCTGGGCGCGCGCGCGCCCCAGCAAACGCCAGAACCCAGCGCCGAGCATACCGGCGTGACCGAACCCGAAAGGGAAGGTCGCAACGAACCGTTGGAAAAGCGCGAGATCGAGGACGCTGACAATGAGGAAGTTTAACGCAACCCACGGGGCGCGCTTCGTGGCCTTCAACGATGCCCGCATGGACAAGGAAACCGCGCGGCGTCAATGGAGCGATCGCTTCAACAACCGCGCGCCGTCCGCGCGCACGCCGCGCACGGTCGAAGTCAAGGCGCTCGAAAGCGGCGTTACCGAGATCATGCTCTATGAAGAGATCGGCTTTTGGGGCGTGACCGCGAAGGAATTTGTCGACCAGCTGAGCACGCTGACGGCGCCGGCGATCAACGTCCGGATCAACAGCCCAGGCGGCGACGTCTTCGACGGCTTGGCGATCCACAATGCGCTGAAAGCCTACAAGGGCGACGTGACATGCCAGATTGACGGCATCGCCGCGTCGGCCGCGTCGTTCATCGCGCTGGCAGGCAAAAAGTGCGTGATCAACCAGAACGCGCTCTTTATGGCACATTGCGCGTGGGGCATGGGGATCGGCAACAAGGCCGACATGACCGAGATGGCCGACATTCTGGCGAAAATCGACGACCAGATTGCCAACATCTACGCGCGTAAGTCTGGAAAGACCCCGGCCGAATGTCTGGCGATGATGGCAGGCGAAGGAAAGAACGACGGGACTTGGTTCACCGCCCAAGAGGCGAAGGACTGGGGCCTTGTCGACGGGATCATGGCGCCTGACGAGGAAGACGACACCGAAGCGCAGAATTCGTGGCGAATGAAGATCGCCGCGATGAGGCGCCGCCTGTCGATCGCCGGTCACGACGATTGATCTTCAGAGCTAGGTGAGCGGGCGAAGCTCGCCGCCGCCTTTTTGGCCCTTGGGCAAGGCACAGGCCGCGCATCGTGCGCGGCTTTTTTTATGGAAAGGGTGCACAGATGAAGAGCAAGGAGCTTCGCCAGAAAAGGGCGAAGATCGTCGAGGACGCCCGCGCGCTGCTCGCCGGAATTCCCGATGGCCAGTCGATCCCCGACGAGATCAACGCCAAGTTCGATGAAATGATGGCTGCGGCTGACAAGTTGAAAGCCGACATCGATCGCATCGAGCGCCTTGAAGACATCGAGGCCAATCTTGGCGAGCGCATCCAGCGCCGCGCCGGTCGTGAGGATATTTCGGCCGACGAAGCCGCCGAGCGCAATCGGGCCGAAAGCGAAGCATTCGGCGCCTATCTGCGCTTTGGCATGGCCAATCTCAACGATGCGCAGCGCGCTATTGCTTCGCAGCGGTTCCAGAATCCGAACCCGCAGAACCAGCAGGGTCAGTTCCGCGCTGCGCTCGGTTCCAGCCCTGACACGGCGGGCGGTTACTTGGTCCCGGAGGGCTTCTATCAGATCCTCACGGACGCTGAGCTGGCCTTCGGCGGCATGCTGAGTGTTGCGACGATCATCGACACGTCGACCGGGAACGCGCTTCCGATCCCAACCGACAATGACACGACCAACAAGGGCGCGATCCTTGGCGAAAGCGTCCAGGTCGGAACCGCGGACCCGACTTTCGGCACCGCCACCTTGAATGCATTCACCTATACATCCAAGCTGGTTCTCGTCCCGAACCAGCTTTTGCAGGACTCTGCGTTCAATCTGTCAACGTGGCTTGCGAACAAGCTCGGTGATCGCATCGGGCGCATTATCAACGACCACTTCACGACCGGCGACGCGGCCTCGAAGCCCAATGGCATCGCTGCGGCCGCGACGCTTGGCGTCACGGCGGCGAGCGCTACGGACGTCACCTTCGACGAAGTGGCATTCGATCTGGTGCACTCGGTTGATCCGGCGTATCGCACGGGCGCGCGCTTCATGTTCGCGGATTCGACCCTGAAGGTTCTGAAGAAAAAGAAGGACGGCGAGGGGCAATATCTCTGGTCGTCTGGGGTCGCGTTGCGCGAACCGGACATGATCGCTGGCTACAACTACACGATCAATCAGAGCATGGACCCCATCGGCTCAGGCAAGCGCCCGATCGTCTTCGGCGACTTGAAGAACTACATGATCCGCCGCGTCGCCGGCGCTCAGGTTCTGCGCCTGACCGAGCGCTATGCCGACTACAATCAGACCGGCTTCCTCGCTTTCCAGCGTTGGGACGGCAATCTGATCGACGCCGGAACCCACCCCGTCAAATATCTGACGCAGTAAGCACAAGCCGACTGACGCAGAACGTGAACCGCGGCGCGCCATCGCAGCGCGCCGCAATCTTGACACCCCTCGCATAAGGATTGAGGAAAATGGACCTCTCCAATCGCGTGCTTACCAAGCGCATCAAGCCGGACGCTTCCGGCTGGACGGTCGCTGCCGGAACCAGCAATGTGAACTCCGACATTGTGGATATGGCCGGCTACGACGCTGTTCGCTTCATTATCGGGTTCGGCGCCATCGTTTCCGGCGCCGTGACGTCGGTCAAGGTGCAGCAGAACGACGCCAATAGCGGCACCGGCATGAACGACCTCACCGGGTCTGGCATCACCGTCGCCGATACGGACGACAACAAGATCGCCATTTCGGAGATCATTCGCCCACAGAAGCGCTATCTGCGTCTCGCGACGCTGCGCGCCACGCAGAACGCGACCATCGACTTCGTGTTGATCGAGCTCTACAAGGCCCGCTCCGCGCCGCTGACCCAGGATTCGGCCACCGTTATTTCTGCGGAACTGTTCCAGACGCCGATCGAAGGCACGGCCTAATCGTCGAGCGCGTGACGGCGGGGAAATCCCCGCCGCCTTTCTTCTATTGGCGAAGGGGATAAGAGATGTCCGACAATACTTACGGGCCGAAGGTCTATCATAAGCAGGGTGGCGACGAAATAATTGTCGCCAGTGGCGGAAAGGTCACGGTCGAACCCGGCGGATCGCTCGAATATGACGGCGTCGCGATCGGCGCGCTTTTCTGGAAAGACGTCACGGTCACCGCGGCGCTTCTGGATGGCGGCGGAGCCGTGAATGTGATCGCCGGCGCCGGCGTGAAGCAATATAAGGTGCGAAACATTCGCCTTGTTGGCGGCGGCACGAGTTTCGGAGCCGGCGGCGATCGGCTAATCAGCCTGACCGACGGAACGACCGTCTATACGACGATTGCGAACGCCGACATCGAATCCGCTCCTGCAGCGACATTGGATTGGGGTAATGCGAAGGTGCCTTTCCTTACGGGCGTCTCCGATACGGCCTCCGCAGCTGGCGCCGCGATCCAGTTCAAATACAGCGGCGGCACGACCGATCACGGCGGAACCGGCTCGATCAAGTTCTCTGTCTGTCTTGAGAAGGTGGCGTAAGCTACGACGCGCCATCCACATCAAGTCAGCCATCGACGAGCACAACTCAGCAGGTGATCAATGCGCGTTGAGATACTCAAACCATTCACGTGCTCCCGCGATGGCGGGAGCACTGATTTAAAGCCCGGGATCATTTTTGACGTTCCTGACCGTCTAATCGATGCGCTCGATCGGGGCGGGTATGTTCGCCGGATCGACGAAAGCGCGTTGGCGCCGACTGACGGGGCTGAAGGTGATGCGCCATCTGATGACGACGCTTCAGATGCTTCCACGGGCGCGCCGCGCCCCTATCGGCGCCGGGCGAGGTAGGACGTGCGTTACGAATCCTCTATCACGGTCCAAACGCCCGCGCCGGATCTCAATCTGCTGACGATTGCGCAATTGCGCGCGGCGGCTGGGGTGGAGGATACGTCGGAGGACACAAAACTAACGGCGCTCGGCACCCGGGTGTCCGCAATGATTGCGAAGGCTTGCCGCGTTGTCCAAGGGGGAGCGACCCCGCCGACGCTGCGCAAGGAAAGGCTTATCGAGACGTTTCGTCGGCCATCCTGCTTATCGCGTGGGACTTGGCCATATGGTGACAGCGAGGCGAGGCGTGACGTCTTGAACCTTGCTCGCTTTCCAGTTGTCTCGATCACGTCCATCGTGGCCGATGGCACGACGCTCGATCCGAGCAACTATGAATTGCGCGGGGCTGAGGGGGCGGTTGTGCGCCTCTTAGGCGATCAGCCGACCGCATGGCTGAACACAAAGATCATTGCGACCTATGATGCCGGCTACGAGACAGTGCCCGATGATCTGGTTCTGATCGCGAGCCAATTCGCTCAAATCCTCTGGTATCAAGATGGTCGTGATCCCGCCAAACGATCCGAGGCTGTAGTTGGAATCGGGCAAAACGAATGGTTCCAAGACGCTGTTCCCGGACTGATCGTGCCGCAAGGAATAGTCGACGCGCTGACCGTTGGCGGCTATGTCAACTACTTCCCGAGATAGGCCAATCGGATGACCCCGACGCAGGCGAAGCAAGCGCTCCAGCGGCAATTGGAAGCCCATGGCGAGACAGTCTCCCTGAAGCGCGGGAACACGACTTACAGCGTTAAAGCGCGGGTTATGGATCCACGGCCTTCCGATCTCGTTGGGAATATCCAGCTACTCGGGCGTAAGGCGATTGTGAGCGCAGAAGACGTCGCGGCGGTCAGCTTTCCGACGCCTTTCCTGCCGAAGCAGGATCAGCTCGTATGGAACGGGAAGACGTTGAAGATCATGTCTATCAACGACTCGACGCGACGCATACAGGGCGTGCTGATCGCCTATGAACTCGAACTATCGGGAGCTTGATCTGTGGCCTCTCTCGCGGTTCAGAGCGCCGTTTCATCAATCCTCACGACGAATTGGACTTACACAACCATTTATGCCGCGAATGACGTAGCAGCGCCGCCTGCGGGGGGGGGCGCATTCATGCAACCCCTCTATCCAATCACAGCGGAACAGCAGCTTTCCTTCGGAAACTCGACGAACACCTATGAAGAGACCGGAGCCGCCCGGGTCGGCCTCTACGTGCCGATCGGCGAGGGGATTGATCCGGTTGGAACGCCGTGGACGACGCGGATGGAAACCCTGACGGGCTTCTTTCGCGGGAAATACACGAACGGCATTGAGTTTCTTGGTTTCATCGGCCCGACGACCAACGATGGCTCTGACCACGGCGGATATTTCGAGATCTCGTTCGCCGTTTCGTATCGGCGCCTGTTCTCAGCTTAAACCGGCGCTGCGCGCCTCGTAGGAGACTAAGAAAATGACCGTTGCATCAGGTCTCGTAAGAGACGTGGCCTTCATCGACGAGGTCGCTTTCGGAACGACCCCGGCGAGCCCGGCGTTCACTCTTGCCCGTGTTATGGAAAACAGCGGGATGCATGGAACGAAAGCCGCCGAAGTCATTCGGCAGCTTTCCGCCCACGGCAATCCGATCGATCTGGTCCAGCTCGGCCAGGATGCGGCGGGAAGCTACAATCTCGTCCCAACCTACGGCGGCGTTTTCGAAACTTTGCTACTTGCGGCAATCCGGCAGTCGGCATTCACCACGAACACAGCATGGAATGGGCGCGTCGCGCTCATTTCAAAGACGATCGAAGAGAAGATGACCGGCACGGCGGCGGTCTATGCCCGCTACACCGGCGCTGAACTCGAGCAGCTCGATCTTGATGCGACCGTGCGGCAGGTTCTGAAGGCGACAGCCACGTTCCAAGCCAAGCAGGTTGCGCTGGCCACCAGCGCTATCGCCAGCTCGACGTATGCGGCGGTTGGAACGGAGGAGGTCTACACGGCGCTTGGCGTGTCTGGGATCGCGGTCCTCGGGCTCAGCCCGGTCCCGCAGATTCGCAGCATCAAGATGAGCATCAAGCACGCGCTGACCCCGATTTTGACGGTCGGCAATCTTACTCGGCAGGCCGCATCAGCTTTCGATCAGATCGAAGTCACGGGCTCGATCGAGACGCTTTTCGAGGACAAGGCGGCGCACGATCTGTTCACGGGGCACACATCGGGGTCGCTGGCGCTGACGATCGGCACCGTGACCACGAAGAAATACACGATCACGCTGCCGAAGGTCTATTTCGAGGCGGGAGAACCGTCTCAAGCCGGCACGGGGCCGATCAGCGTCACCTTCGGGTTCAGGGGCGTTTATGACGGCACGAACGGCGCCATCAAGATCGACAGGGCGGTGGCGTAATGAAGATCGAAGTCATCCAAAGCTTTTCCGGCCGTCCCGACGAAGCGACGGACGATTTCACCATGTTCCTCGAAGGCTCGACGGTGGAAGTCCCCGACGCCTTCGGGGAAATGGTTGTCGCGAAGGGGCTGGCGAAAATCGCCCGCTCAAAATCCCCAGCTGAGAAAGGGAAGCCGCATGAAACTGAGTGAGATCGTCGCAAAGGAAGAGGCTCGCTACGCCGGGAAGTGGGTCTCAATCGACGAGTTCTATCCAGGCGTTCGCCTGAGAATTCGTCCAATCGATCACCCGGATGTGCGCCGTCGCAACTTTCAGGATGCCGTGGGCGGTTCATCAAATTTGGACTTTGACGCGACGGAAGCGCAAAATGCACGCCTTCTTTCTGAAATAATTGTCGTCGATTGGTCTGGGCTTGACGGTGACGACGGCACCCCCCTCCCATTCTCGCGCGAGAAGGCATTTGAATGGTTTTCGATTCCGATCTTAGAAGCGCTGCGCCGAAAGATCGTTTCTGAAGCTGTCGCTTTGCGAGATGCGAAGCTCGCCGAGCTCGAGGACGACTCAAAAAACTAATTCAGGCCCTTGAATGGGCCATGGCATACGGCAAGATCGAAGATTGGCTCACCGAGGAAGCGGCCCTCGGAAGCCCCGCAGCCATGAAGGCATTTGAGGTAAGGCCCGAAATAAAGCCTCATTTGCTTTTCGTCTGGGAGGCCTTCTCTGAATTGGGTTCCGACCGTCCCGCAACAGAGTTTGGCTACGGATCAATCCCATTCTCAGCAGTCGATCGCTATGCGCGGAGATTCGGGATCGAGGAGTCAAACAACTTTTCCCGTTTCCTGAAATTGGTCCGCTGCTTGGATGCGGCCTACCTGAAAGCGATCAAGGGGAAGAGTTGATGGCGGCAAGCTCAAAGTTCCCGGTGTTGGATCGAAAGGTCATCTTCGCCGGGAACGGTGTCTTCTCTCCAGAGACGCGGGCCAAGGCATTTGCTGAAGCGGCGGGCCTGTCAATTGCTGAGATCGACCGCGACAATGACGCCGCGCTCGGGCGCGATGTCAAGTATCGAACCTTTGTCGATGGCCGGGAAACGGGCAACCTTTTCACGGCCAAAGAGACGAGCGTCATTGCCGCGCGTTGGGACATCTCAACAGGGATCATTTCCTATATCGATCAACTGCTTTCACATGCTGGCCCGCATGACACTGGCGCTTATCAGAAAACAAGAGCCATTTATGCGGATGACGTTGAGATCGACGAACCGGAGAAGGCCGCTGGCGCGAAGGTAGTTATATTTACTTCGCTTGTCCCTTACGCCCGAAAGATCGAGCGAGGAAGGAAAGGCTATGCCCCTGGACATGTCTATGAGGCGGTCGCCGCCATGGCAAAGACACGATTCTCTAACTCGGCTCTCGTGAAATTCACCTACACGATCCCTGAAGGATCGGCTCCTGAACTCCGGCGCTGGGCGATGAAAAAGAACTCTCCGCTGATCCAGAGCAAGACTCGCAGCGGTCGGCAACAGGCTCTTAAAAACCTGAGACAGCCGACAATCATCGTCTACTTGTGAGGAATCCACGCAAATGAAAGTCTCTGCGGTAATTCAAGAAGCTGAATACCGGCAGAAGACGGTCGGCGTTCAAGAGGCGGCGCGCGACTTCGACAAGATGACGGATGCCCAGAGGCGCGCGGCTGATGCAGG